ACCCCGCCGAGACCGTTCAGGCACTGCGTCGCGGTACCCGAGCAGTTCGAGGAGGCACCGACTGCGGGTGCTGGCTGCGGCGTACCGGAGCAGATGTACCACTTGCCTACCGGCCAGTCGGCTGGCGGGATGCAGGTGGTGGTGGTCGGCGCCGGGTAGTCCTCACCAGGCGGGTTCGCGACCGGTGAGCCGGTGCCAGCGCTCCCGGTCCCGTTCGAGCTTCCCGACCGGCTCCCCGATGAGTGCGAGCTGTTCGGCCGTGATGCGCTCGCCTGCGGGACGACCGGTGCGCCAGTAGATGTCGACTTGGGAGCTTTCGAGGGCGAACCGGGCGTTGATCCAGGACTCGCAGGGGAGGTGATTGTGGTCGGACCAGTCAGCGGCCCTGCTGAAACCGGGCTCGTAGGGGTGGCAGGCGCACGGGCAGGAACTGAGGACGGTGGGGTCGCCGTTGCTGGCACGGTAACAGCGGAAGTGCCGGTCCATGAGCTCAACTCCAGTCCGAGCGTGATGCCACCGGCCACGGTGAGGGCCAGTGCGGCGAGGCTGGTGATCAGCTTCACCGGCTGGACCACCGTGTACTTGCGGTGTCGGGTCATAACGCGAGTGTACCCCGCGACAGTCGCGGGGTACATGCCCTAGCGTGCTGAGTTTCGCGCCGCCAGCTTTTTGATCAAGTCCTTCGCTCGCGCACAGGTCTTCGCGTGCTGGATATAGACCCCCCTGCCTGCCGCGCGCCACCCCGAGGTCTGTCCGATCGTCATCTCGCCGACCAACGGCCGGTCACCCGTGCGCACCGTCAGGGCGAGCCGGGCGCGCTGATCAGCAGACGGCTCGGGATCGATCGGCACATACTGCGGACCCTTGTCCGTGCGCGCCCTCGGGTTCGGCATCCACTGCGCCCACAGGATCTTGCACCGGCAGAACTCGCACCGACTCTCCACCGCCGCGCCGGGGGATCTCGTCATCGCATCCACCGCCGTATCCGCCGGGCGAGCGCGATGCCGCCGACGATGCCGGGCAGGAACACGAACAGCACCGCCGCGCCGATCAGCCCCAGCTCGATCATGGCGACACCTCGGCGGACTTCCACTCCAGGTAGCGGACCAGTGTGCTGACCGCGTCGGTCGACTCCAGGTCCAGGATCATGTCGGCCGACACGGCAACCGCTGCCTGCCAGATCATGGTGTTGTCCGGCTCCTCGGTCGGCTCGCCGCCGACCGCCCGGATCGCCAGCTTGGGGTCGATCACGTCCAGGCCCAGAACCAACGTGTGCCCGGCGTGCCACAGGTGTGCACCGACGACCGCAGCCGTACCGGCGCGCGCGGTGCACAGTGCGCCGTACGCCTTCGGGCCGTAGGCAACGTGCGCGTTCCACCGGCCGTCCCACAGGCAGTCCTCCGGCCCGTCAAGCAGCGCGTGGTGCGCGGCTTCCGCCGTAGGGTGGTAGCTGATGTGCCCGACCTCGGCAAATGGCGTCAAGATCTCGGTGACGCGGTCGGTCGCACCGATCACGATCAGCGGCAGCATGGTGCCCCTTCCGGGTAGGTGAAGTGCTGTCGAATGTACCCCGCGCTCGCGCGGGACACAACGGGAGGTCATGTGGGACTCGCCAACGTGGAGGCGCGATTCAAGTCGCTTCTCGCGGAGCCCGGCACGATCGCGCACGACGTGCACGGCGTGCTCATGGAGGCTGCTACCAAGATCAACGCGATGGTGGAGGAACAGCCCGTGCTGTTCTCCATCGTCCAGCACCTGGAGATGGCCGCGCACCTCACGGTCAGCTCCCCGAACCTCGCGCTGCCCGCCCAGCAGGCAGCGGACCCTACCTCAGCCGCGACGGACGCGGCACCAGCGGAGGAGGCAACGACATCGAGCGCCACGAGCTCCACGCCGAACTCGAACGATTCGGCACCTACCTCCTCAAGCAAGTCGAAGGGATGATCAAGGACATGACGGACCCGATCGCCAGCGCGCTGGCCGACGTGGACACCCAGGTTTCCGCGATCAACGATGCCGTCTCGGGCATCAGCACCGAGCTGGGCACGGTCGTCACGCTCGTGCAGCAACTCCAGGCGGAGGTAGCTGCGGGCAACAGCGACAACGCCACCGCGATCGCCGCGCAGATCGAGCAGCGGGTCACGTCCCTTCAGGGCGTCGCCTCCACGCTCAACTCCGCGACCACGGCGGCACAGTCCACCCTGTCCGGCGCCACGCCTCCCGCGTCCACGGACACCTCGGCCCCGGCGGACACCTCGGCGCCGACGAGCACGGACACAGCCGCACCGGTCGCTGACTCACCCGCAACCGGTTCGGCGATGGGGTAGCACCCCGCCCCGTTCGAGGGGTACAGTCGACAGCGTTCGGGCCGGTCGGGTAACAGCTCCTAGAGCACGTCGCCTGGCAGACTCGGACACGAAACGGCCCGCCAGGCTCTGATCAAGCCAGGCGGGCCGTTTCGTGCGCACTCAGATCTCGCCGCGCGCGTGCGCCTCCGCGATCTCCCGTGCGGCGTGTTCGGCGACGTACCCGCGAAACTCCTGTCCGCAGGTGCAGTCAGGGCGGTACGGGTAGCGCCCGCGTTCAACGGTGACCGAGGTCTCGTGTACCTCGTTCTCCCCAGTCAGTTCGTCGTTGATCATGCAATCTTCTCGCCAGCTCATAAGACGAGTGTACCCCGCACTGGTCGCGGGGTACACTGCCTCTTTCATGGGGTTACTTACTCGTCAGCCCCGAACGCGGTATTGCGCGCACGCCGCAGGTTGCGGATCAGGTCGTTGACGCCCTTGCGGTCCAGGTGGACGTAGACGGCAGCCCTGAACTCTGGGTGCTCGGCGACCGGCGCATCCGTCACGTTGGGCATCACCATCTCGCCGGTAGCCAGCTGCACGTACTCGCCCTCGCGTGACCAGGACAGCTCGCCTCGGTACTGCTCGGTACCGGCATGGTGGATGATCTCTTTCGGCATGTCGATCTCCCTTCACGGAGCGCCCTCACGGCGCCGGTCGGGAGTCTAGCTCTGCACGCACGCGATGCCGGGCACCTGCGTGTCCGTCTGCAATGGGTTGTTCGGGTTACTCGTCGGTATCGTGACGATCGCGCTCTCTGGCGTGTAGCCGGTCGGGCAGGCCGGACCCGGCGCACCATCAGCCCCGTTCGAGCCGTTGGTGCCGTTCGTGCCCGCCGGTCCCGCACAGTCCGCGTGCGCCGAGCAGTACGCCACCACCGCCGCGCTCACCTGACTGTCCGTCGCGTTCTGCCCAGCCGGGCCAGCGCATCCGCTGTTCGCCGCGCAGTAGCCGCTCACCGCGTCGCTCACCATACCCGGCGTGGCATTCTGGCCTGCCGCAGGCGGATTCGCCTGGAGGTACTGGGCAACGAGTCCCGCCACCTCGGTGACCGGCGGGAGCTGTCCGGCCGGAAGCGGATGCGTACCGAAGTAGGCGTTCACCGCCGCGTCGATCTCCTCCTGGCTTGGCCCCGGTCCCGCCGGTCCACTCGGTCCGGGCGGACCGGCGATCACTGACTGCACCTTGCTGGCTTGCGTGCAGGCGCCCGCGTTGTTCAGCTCGGTCGCCGCAGCGCCACCCTGATCACACACCGACTGCACCTGACCGGCCAGCGGTGCCGCCTGGCTTCTGATCGTGGTGTTGTCCGCGTTCGCCGTGTCCAGCGCATCCTGTGTGCCGTTGCTGTGTGAGGTGTAGACGATCGAGAGCACCAGCGCCAGGGCCAGGATCGCCAGCCCCAGCCCGTAGAGCATCCACGGGCGCGAGTGTGCCCGCAGCCAGCCGAACGCGGCAGTGACCCGGGTAGGCGGTCGCGTCGGGGGTGTCGTGTGGGCGCCGGTCATTTCTCCGCTCCCGGTAGCAGCTGCCCGGCCAGCTGCGCCAGCACAGCCAGCTCGGGATTGCCATTGTCCTCAGCCTTGCCCGCAAGGTACTCGGGCGTCATCTCTTTGGGCAGTGGTGGCAACACCCAGCCGTTCGTTGCCGCCAGCGTGCGCACCTGATAGGACCACGCCAGCGCGGCCACGTTTGTCTCGCGGATCGCGGCCAGGTTGCCTGCCCGCTTGTCCGCGCGCCGCGCCCGGAACGTCACCACGGCGAAGATCACGAACAGCAGGGAGACCAGGCCCGAGATGATCGGACCCAGTGACGCCACGCTCACGCACGCCCCCGATCCGCCTGCACGGCGTCCTCGTTGTAGCTCGCCGCGACCACCGTATGAAACCCGACCAGGAAGGTAGCCAGGACTGGGAACAGCACCGTGCCGTGTGGCGCCTCGGCGAAGGCTCCCAGCCACAGTCCGGTCGCGTACATCACCCACACCCCTGCACAGAACAGGTGCCCGTACGCCTCACCGCGCCCCGGTCGGCCGAACCACAGCGCAGCCGCCAGGGAGAGTGAGGAGAGGCCGAACAGCAGCACCCAGATCGGCCCGAGATGCTGGATCTCGACCACGATCCGGGTCGTGCGCACCGCCGTGTTGCTCGGGTAGACCAGGCTCGGGATGACGTGCAGCGCGGTCGCCACGAGCTGGAGCACGAGCAGGATCACCGAGGACTGCAACCGGTAGTGGCGCCGGAAGGGGCGATCCATGTGGGTCAGCCAGCGATCAGGATGACCGCTCGGAAGATCACCGCAGTGAGCGCGATCAGCCCGATGACGAACCACATGACCCGCAGCTGCGACCGGTTCGCGGTGCGTGCCGCGTCCGGCCGACCCCACGCCAGCAGCAGCACGCCGAGCAGCACGGCGACGCTGATCAGCAGCCCGGCCAGGTTGCCGTAGAAGTGCGTGTCAACCATCAGTGCGCTCCCTTCCCGTGGTGCAGCTTGAACAGCTTCCGGCCCGCCGGAGTCGCCAGCATGATGTTCGTGGTCAGCCCGGCGGCCGACTTGCCGACGTACTTGATCAGCAGCGCCCGCAGTGTCGTCCACGGTGTCGGCGAGGCCATCCACTTCGCCGCGCCCTTGCCGCGCGTCCAGTACTTCCACAGCGCCGTGCCGGGCCGCAGCTGCAACCCGCTGACCGCGAACACGGCCATGTCGGCCGCGATCTCCGCGTCAGTCGGGATCGAGCCCAGGTCTACTGGGCCGCGTGGAAAGGGACGCCCACCTCGCCCAGCGCTTCGGCCAGCCGCAGCTCCAGGATCGCCGCGCTGCGCCGGTCCGCCATGCTCTTGCCGGACTTCTTGGTGGCGGTCACCGCGCTCTGTGCGTCGCCACCGGACGCGCCCTTGTCCTGCGCTCCCTGGTGCGTCGCTCCCGGCGAGTTGGCGTCGTCGTCCGTGTCCAACGGCCGGTCGATGTCCCCATCGTTGTCCGGGTCAAAGAACGCCTGGAGCGCGGACATCACCACGTTGCGCATTGCCTCGGTGATCGCCTGCATCGTGAGCGGTCCCTGCACGAACTCGCCGCCCGGCTTGAGCAGACCGGCGGCCACCAGGCTCACCGGCACGCCGGAGGCTACCCGGGAGCGCGCCACCGGGAAACCAGGCGTGTTCACCGCGAGGATCGCGCACAACTCCAGGTTGCCCTCGTGCCCACGCCAGTCGCCGGACATTGGCGAGGCGAGCAGACAGGCCACGTCCGCGTCAGACAGATCGCCTCGGGTCAGCCCGTGGATCCAGATGCCGTGCGCGTCCTCGCCTGCCGCCACGTCGGCCGCGACCGAACAGTGGTTGTCGTAATGGGCAACCGTGTCGTTCATGCCCAGCGCCGCGCCCGCGTGCCCGCCATCCGCCGCGTCCCGCGACATGCTAATGTGCCCGACCGCGACCAGCCGGGCAGTGTCGCCGTCCGCCACCTGTACCGCGCCGGTCGCGAACCGGGCGTAGTCGGTGCGGGAGTGTGGCGGGCGCACGCAGCGGTCGCTGTAGCTGACGTGGCAGGTGTTCCACACCGCGATGTGACCGGTGATCTCGCGTCGGCCGTCCTCGCGCGGCGCGCCAATGCTGATCGGTGACGGTGCGGCCAGGCCCGGGTCGGCGAACAGGGCGATCGGCGGCAGGCTCGGGCCGGACGCGGTCAGGGTGTCCGGCACCTTCAAGCCGAGCTTGCGGGCCGCCTTTTTGATATGCGCAACCACGGCCGACTTGTCCGCGCTGCCCTGGCCACGCATATTGACGGCCTTGTCCAGGTCGGCCTGATTCTCGATCGGGTAGGCCGCATCGGAGCCGTCCGACTTGTCGCCCTTCATCGCCAGCCCTTTGGCGAAGGCGCGCTTGCGCTTGGCGACGGTCGGCGAGCCGAACTCGCTACCGTCCGCCGCCCACTCGTCGGTGTCCTCGTCCTCCACCGAGCACAGCCCGCACTCGTCCCCGAGGTCGGCCGCCCGGAACAGCGGCAGCTCCAGGACCGAGGCTGCGGTCACGTGCTCCAGTCCGGCGGCCACCAGCGCCTCGGCGATCACGGTGCGGTCGGCCGCGCTCAGCGACTCGTCGTCATCACCGATCTGCACGTACGCCTCAGCGAAGGCGGGAATCGGGCACAGCGTCGTCGCGGCGATCTTGCCAGCGGTGATCGTGATCCGCTGCTTGTCGTCGTCGCCGAACTCCTCGGTGAAGTCCAGTTCGCTCAGGTCCACGCTGTTGCCGCGCAGGTGGCCCTTGCGTGCCAGGTCACCGCCGCGCGTCTCGGGGTCGGCCACGCCGCGCCCCTGCCACACGTAGGTGCCCTTCGGGAACGGCTCGCCGGTCTCCCGGCTGGTGACTTCCTCGCCGGGCTTGCGCCACAGCTCGGTCATGTGGCCGATCACCTCGGCGCCCGCGTGCCCGCCCTGCTGTCCCGGGTTGGTGTACTGCGCCAGGATCGAGAAGGGCAGCGCGCGGTGGCCTAGGGCGTCCGCCTTGATGGTGCGGCCGTCCGAGGTGGACAGACCCTCAACCGCGAGGCAGTTGAAGAACAGCGGCAACTCGCCCTGCTCGTTCAGGTCACTGACCTCGGCGGCTGCGTCGGCCGCGCGCGGTGCGATGCGTGCTCGCTTGGTCATGATCTACTCCCTGCCTTCTCGGCGTTCGCCAGCCAGCGCTTCTGCACGGCCAGTATCCGGTCGCGCTCCGCGACGCTGCGGGCAGCCGTGGTGCCGGTCCGGCCCGCTGCCTTGTCCAGATCAGCCAGCAGCCGATCGCCCGCCATGCTCGGCGACTCCGGCTCGGCGAGCTGCTTGCGCACCTTGTCGGCCTGCTCGTCGATCGCCCACACCGGCACGTAGTCACACATGCAGCCTCGGTGGTCGCCGGGCTTGTAGTGATCGCCCACCCACTCGTAGCCCTTCGCAGGCACCAGGCCCGGATCGGACCAGCCGGTGAACTTGCGGCCGTCCAGCTCCAGGTGTGGCTCGAAATGGGCGTGCCGCCGACCGTCCGTGATCCCGTATTGCCACAGGAAGCCCAGCGCGGTCATCTTGGTGCCGACCGCCTCCAGTATGTCCGGCCCGGACGCGATCCCGGACAGCGGCACGGTGCGGGCCTGCCCGCCGTCCAGCACGCTCTCGCCACCGATCTCGGCGAGCGCGGTGCGCACGTCGCCCGGCATCACGATCGAGTCCACCGTCTCGCCCACGTGGTCCTCGGTGCCGCCCTTGCCGTACAGCTTGTCCATCGCGCGGGTCTTCAGTGCGTGCTCGAACCGGTGCCAGGCGTGCTGTCGGCGCCCGGCGAGCTTGTTGCGCAGTGCGGCTGCCGCGTGCAGCTCCAGCCCGAACGTCTTGACCGCCACCTTGACGGCGTCGGCGATCGTGCCCAGCGACCAGGTCATGAACTTCTCGTAGAGGTAGGCGAACGCACCGGCCAGCAGGCCGTCCTCGGTGAGTCCGAGCGCGGCTACGCCGTCCGGTCCGAGGCGCGCGACGAGGTCAGCACCCCGGTAGTCGGCGAGCACGCGTGCGTCGACCTTGTGCTGTGCTGCGGACACGATCCGCTTGGCTGCCTTGTCGACGGCGGAAGTGACGGCCTGATCGGCGGCATCGAGCAGGCGCTGCCGCAGTTGCCGGTCCAGATCGACCAGCGGCTGACCGGTGAGCAGCCGGATTGGCGTCTCTGAATCGAGTACCCGCTGCGTGGACGCGGCACCACGCACGGGCGCTCCGGCTGGCGCCTGAGGCTGTCCGGTGCGCGTCTGGGCCGGTACAGACGCCTGCCCGGCGGGTAGCCGTGCGCTCGGGGGCTGTGCGCCGCGCGGAGCTGTTGCCGTGGGCGTGGCCGGTCCGGCCGGGAGCGCGGGCTGCGCACCGGGTGCCTGCACGACTTGCGGCGCCGGGAGGCCCAATGCCTGGCTGACCAGCAGTCCTGCGGTCGCCGGGTCCGGGTTGACCTTCAGCGCGATCATGATCTTCAGTTCTTCCTCGGTCGGCGCGTCCGACTCCTCGAACCCCATCGCCTCCCGCACCGGCTTCGGCCCGATCACGCCCAAGCCGTACGCCTGTACCGCATCCGCGCTGCGGTTCGGGTTGCGGGTGACCGCCGTCGCGTCATACCAGACCTGCACCTGTTGTGCCTGGTCAGCCGACAGGCCATAGCCGCCCGCCGTCACCGGCAACTGCAACATTGGCCGCAGGTAGCCCTCGGTCAGGCTGTCCACGATCAGCCGTTCGCCCGGCTCCAGGTGGTTGTCCCACGTCTGATCGTCGATCACGTAGGCATTCCAGTGGTTCGTGTCCTGCAAGCCCGTGACCACGGTCGGCGGAATGTCCAAGGTCTCGCCCATGCGCTTGAGCGAGTTGTTCAGCTTGTCGATCAGCGTCGGCGAGGTCTCCCGCTCGAACGTGATGTGCTTGACCGCTGCGATGTCCTCGGCGTCGCCCCGGATCACGATCGGCACCACGGCGCCCGCGTCACCCTCGTTGGCGATCGGCGAGAGCATCGCCGCCTCTAGGCCAGCGGAGAACTCGTCCACCTCGGCGTCGTCATTGCTGCCGCCGGGACTACGCCGCGCCAGGTGCATACTGTCCGGCAG